CCAGCACGGTGTGGTGGCCTGACTCGCTTTTGTCTCATCGGAACCTTTCTTTGAGACCACGGCAATTAGCCGCCTGAACTTTACCCCTGCGTGAAACGTAGACCTCACGAACTTCGGTTTCCTTTGGGCTTTTACCCATCGGATTCTTGGTTCGTCACTGGGATCCTCCCACGACATATATTGCCAATCCTCACGCTTTTTAAGGCGGAGCAAATGGTTTCTATTGTCGCAGGTGCTTCTGAGCTCTGGTGCATCATTCTCCTCGTCAGCCTGACGAAGAGCCTCCCAATAATACGGAAGTTGCGCACTTTGAACGACGCGATTTCCACTAACACTTTGGAGAAACATAAAACTGAACTCCTGATGTTTCGTGTCATACCATACTGGTGAGAACCAGTGATCTCGTCGGATTGTGTCCGTTTTGATTCCGGCCCCATCCGGCCAACTAGCAGGTACTTGGTACAATGGTCCACCATAAAGAAACAACAAACTCTCTAGGTATTCCAATGTCTTAGGCACCTCCTCTTCAGCCCAACGGTGTTTTATTCCGTTGTATGTACGATAGATAAAGCTAAGGAGTGGTTTCCCGCTGAGACACTGACTTCCGCCCTCGGGTTGGTAAGGACGTACGTCAACGCCGCGATAACAATCACAACCGCAGCTTTCCCTGAAATAGTCTTCCACATACGTTTTGTCTCCGTTAAGATTGAGATGTATTTTTGCAAACACATCTTTCACCACCGGATGCAGCCCACGGGAATAGATAAGATCATCCCCATAAACTGATACGTAATGGTTAACGTTCATCAGTTCTCCTATAGCTTTAATGATGCTATAGAAGACAAGAGTTTGTAGCGGGAATGTGTGGCCAAGGCCCATGGTCACGATGGATGACAAGGCGACATGCCTATCATCTATGTTTACGTGACGGGTACGACCATGCACGATTGCACGGTACCATCTACTTGGAAACAGCATACGCAAGAGTTGAAGCGTTATAGAATCGGATGCGGCAGATAAGTCC